GACCAACTAGGATTCCGCACGGCGCAAGGTGTAGCGGTTCCTGGTCAACATAGAGAAGTAATTAGCGGTGTAGGTGCAACACGTACCTTAAAGTCAAGCGAATCAGGTGCATTATGCCTGTTTGACCGTGCGGCTGGCGTTGTTTATACACTGCCCGCATCGCCGGAGTTGGGCTGCAGGTTTGAGTTCGCTACTACTGTAACGATCACGTCAAACGCGGCAAAAGTAATATCTGGCACTCCTGCTAGCCAGTTTATTCTTGGTGCTATGTTTGGTTATACGACTGATGCAACCGAGATTGACGGGTTTTCCGCTGATGGTAGTACGCACGTTGCTATCTCGAGCAACGGCTCTACTACTGGTGGCGTGATCGGTGATCGGTATACACTGACGTATTCAGGTAGCGCGTGGTTAGTAGAAGGTAACATCTTCTGCGGAACCTCTACACCTGCTACACCTTTCGCAACAAGTTAATCCTACCTTAGGATTGGGGATTGCTGGCTACGGTAATCCCCGCTTATTGGAGTCATAGAAATGCCTATAAGAGTTTTCCACCCAGATCATGGTTATGTTCTAACCAGTGACCAAAAAGAAATAGATGATTTGCTAGCGCGTGGCGGCTCGTTGGATGCGCCAAAACAACAAGAGCAAGAGCAAGAAGTTCTTGAGATACCAATAAAGCAAGAATTACCAAAAGCAGTAATTACACCAAAAAGAACGTATAAAAGATAATGGCGCTCGCTAATTACACTGATTTACAGGCTTCTATCGCAAGCTGGCATCATAGGTCAGTCAGCGAGATTACTGACTTTATAACGCTTGCAGAAAAGCGCATAAACAAGCTGATTGACAGCCGGATTGGTGAAGTTGAGGCAACACTGACCGCCACTGTCGGAAGTCGTTATATCGCGCTGCCATCAGGTTATCAGGCTAATTATGGCTTATGGTTGACTGAGTACGGCAACCGGATAGAAATGGTGTACGTATCGCCTGAGATGCTTCCAGTGACTGATGATAGTAATAGCCAGCCAAGATACTATACTATCGACGGCTCGAACATAGCGTTTGAATACAAATGTTCTAATGCATTCAGTTTTGTGCTGCGGTACAAGAAAGGCTATTCAATCGCAACAACGTCGACCAATGACATGCTGACAAACCATCCGAGCTGCTATCTGTATGGCGCAATGAGGGAAGCAAGCATATTCTCGAATGATGATGCTAACGCACAAAAGTATGAAGCGCTGTTTCAGCAAGCTATTGAAGAAGCGTTAAGCGACGAGAATAAAAACCGCGCTATGTCTACATTAATCACAGATAGAGCCATAGTCGGCACAGGCAAGGTAAACATTCTAGCAGGGGATATGTAAATGGCTTTAGAGACTGGGACATATATCAGCGACTTGGTTTCGACTAACCCTGTCGCAGCTGATCCAAAAAGCGCCGGGGATGATCATATACGCCTACTAAAAAGCACGATAAAAGCCACATTCCCCAATGTGTCAAACGCTGTAACTGCTACACACACAGAACTTAACTATGTTGACGGCGTAACAAGCGCTATCCAAGCTCAGATTGATTTAAAAGCACCGATAGCAAGCCCAACATTTACCGGAGTTCCTCAAGGCCCTACTGCTGATACTGGTGACACCGGGACTCAATTAGCCACATTGGACTTCGTGATTGCCACAAGTCTTGCTGGCACATTACCTGGCCAAACAGGCAATGCTAGTAAGTTCTTGACCACTGATGGCACAAATGCTTCATGGGGAGCTACGCTTGATCTTGATGTTGTTTCTCCTGCTGCTGGAACTAGAATAGCAACGACTACTGGCACTGAGACATTAACAGATAAAACAGCCACTGATTTAATACTGGCTGACGATGCAGATCCAACAAAGAAAGCTAATTTCGTATTGAGCGGTGTTACTGCCGGGCAAAATAGAGCGTTAACCATTGCTGATGAGGCAATGACTTTATTCACGCCATACGCACGATTGCTTTCAAAAGTTGTTGCCTCTAACTCTGCTACCGTCGATCTTGAGACAACATTTGATAGTACATACGATGAGTATCTGATTGTTGTTAGTGGCTTGAACATACAGACAACTTCAACTGATCTTAGAATGCGTATGAAGATTGGCGGGTCTTATTTGACCGGAACTGTATACAGATATCGAAATAATGCAGGGTCATTATCATCCAGTCAGACAGAGATAGAGCTATTTAATGGCCTGTCTACCGCTGTAAATGTTAACGTTGGAATGACCATTAGACTAGATGCACCAACAGACACAAGTCATCGCCATACAGTGCAGATATCTGGATTTGATAGCAATAGCTGCCAGCCACCAACAAACCCAACTGGGCAATGCACCACAACAGGAGCACTGACAGGGATAAGATTCTATATGTCATCTGGTAATATAACAAACGGAAATTTCAAGGTTTTCGGCATAAGGAAGTCATAATTATGGTACTCTACAAGGCTACTGAATCAGGCAATGTCCCAATGAGCAAGGAAGAGGAAGCAGAGATTCGCGCTGAATGGGATAAGAACAAAGATAGAAAGGTTAAGCAAAAGACAATCGAGGAGCGTGTTGCCGATTGTGAAGCAAGGTTGAAAAAACTAGAAAAGGCATAGTAAATGGCTATTGTGCGCGTTCCCAATTGCGGTGCTGTTGGTGTTATTCAAGACTTATCACAGCATGAGTTACCTATTAACGCTTGGACCGATGCGCAAAATATCCGGTTTCTTGATGGGTACCTTAATCAGTTTCTTGGGCATGGATCTGTTTATGGAACGCCGTCAGTAATACCTTATCATGTTTTGCCTGTCATTATTGGATCTGCAAGATACTGGATATATGCGTCTCTAACCAAGATATACGCAGCAACTATAACGGCTGGTTCTGCTGTTCATACCAATCTAACACGCCAAACCGCCGGGAATGATGTCAACTACGCTGCAACGGCAAATAGTTGGACATCTACTGTTCTCGGTGGCATCCCGATATTAAACCCAGGAAATACCACTGACGTTCCGCAACAATGGGATCTAAACACTGCTAATAACTTTGCTGCATTAAGCAATTGGCCTGCATCAACTTATTGTAAATCATTGAGAGCATACAAGAATTTCCTTGTTGCGCTGAATGTAACAAAGACATCAACCAATTACCCGTACATGGTTAAATGGTCACATCCTGCTGACCCTGGATCTGTGCCAGCTTCATGGGACGAAACAGATCCAACAAGGGATGCTGGTGAATTCGATCTTGCTGACGGATATGACCAGATCGTTGACGGCCTTGGATTACGTGACTCCCTGATCATCTACAAGGAAGCATCAGTTTGGCGGCTTGACTTTACAGGCGGCGCATATGTTCATCGTGCTAGTAAGGTAATGGGCACATCTGGCGCAATGAATCGCAATTGCATTGTTGAAATAGACGGTTATCACGTTGTACTGACCACAAACGACATTGTTATCCATGACGGAGTACAGGCCAATTCTGTGCTTGATAAAGTTACCCGTAGATGGCTGTTTCAACACATTGACGTTGATGAGTCTTATCAATCGTTTGTGTTCAAGAATCCTTTTTACAATGAAGTGTTTATATGCTTCGCGTCAATTGGCGCTTCATATCCTGATACTGCGATAGTGTTCAATTACAAGGATAGAACAGTAAGTAAACGGTCATTGCCAAACATTCACCATGCTAACTTTGGTCAAGTAGATAACACGCTCGCTGGCACATGGGCAAGTGACTCTGATCCATGGGATAGTGACTTAACATTGTGGGACGGTCCTGATCAAGTGCCGAATGCTGCTCGTGTTCTGATGGGTGGGCATGATACAAAACTGTTTATGTTGGATGCTTCTAGCAGCTTTGATGGCGTTATCCCATCGGCTTATGTTGAACGGCGCGGCTTGTCGTTTGATGTTCCAGAGAAGATAAAATTGATTAAAGGCATTCGTCCAAGAATAACCGGTAACGTGGGCGATACTGTCATTATTAAAGTCGGCGGTAATAATACCAGCCCATACGATGAACCGACATGGGACGCAACCATGACGCACACAATAGGGACCACGATTAGAGACAATTGCCTGGTTGCTTATCGATACCCGGCGATCAGATTTGAGACTGGAACGGCGTATAAT